GGGAACGGCCTTTCAATAGATTGGAAATAAAATGACAAAGTTCAAAGCAAATGGATACGAATTAAACTTTATTCTCAGAATTGCGATTTAATTCGTATCCATTTGCTTTGAACTTTGTCATTTTATTTCCAATCTATTGAAAGGCCGTTCCCTTCAATAAGATAAATATAGCACCTGTATATACAAAGACACACCAAAAATGGTCATTAAATGGTCACAGTTTGATAACGATATTTGAGCGTGCTAGGCTCAACCCGAAAGCCCATCTGTGGGGTAGCAGGTGGGCTTTCGCCATTGTTAGGCTCTAAGCCCTACAATTAGGCTATGACTACCGTGATTGGCTTCCAAGGGCCTGATTTTGCCATCCTAGGGGCTGACTCACAGATCACCGACGGTGACAAACGCATCATCTCGCCTTCAACGCCAAAGATTGCCAAACTTGGCAAGTATCTCTTTGCAATGGCAGGCGATGTGCGCCCTGGTGACATTCTTGCCTACAATTGGAAACCGCCCGCCTACGATGGCACCGACCCCGTGAAGTTTATGGGCAAGAAAATCATCCCAAGCATTATTGCCACCTTTCGAGCTAATGCCTACGATTTTGAAAAAGACAATAACAGTTTCAATTTCTTGCTCGCATTTGCCGGCAACATCTTCCAAATCGGTGACTCGCTAGACATTAACCAAAGTCACGATGGCCTTTATGGGATTGGGTCAGGCTCACCTTATGCCTTAGGATATTTGGCAGGCACAGTCCCCAACCTTGCCACACCCGATTGGGCCGAAGATCAATTTTTGGAAGCATTGGCAATATCAGAAAAATATGACATCAACACCTGCGCCCCGTTTCAGATCGAGGTTCAGCGAGTCTAATTGGCTTGCATTGTTCAAATGTGTGTAGTATGCAACTACCTACTTTGAACGGAAAGGGTTAATATGTTTTTGATTTATGCAATAAGTGCAATTGTTGGTTTATTTGCGCTATATCTAATTGTGACAGCGGCTTTTGAAATTGGTGAAGGCCGATGAAAAAAGACCGCGAACCATTGTTTTCATTACACAATCACACAAACGGCCACATTGCGCTTTATCTTGAGGAACAAGATGCAGTGATGGATTTGTTAGAGGATATTGTTGGGGCGCACCCAATTCGTCATCTTGATAATTTGCGAGCATCAGCCTATTCAAATATGCGCGAGGAATCTTATGCTTACAATCTTGACAGCGCACGCAGCGACATTGGCGAGAGCGCACCTTTGATTTGCAACCTGACCGAAACCGAGGCGTTGATCTTGGCTGAGGACTTAGTGCGGGCAGTTAAGTTTGCTCGAATAGGGCGCGAAATTCAAGAGTTCTATCCCGAATTGAAAAGCAAGTAATGGCAAACCCAAACGGGCGCAAAGGCGCACAATATGAAACTGATGTAATGCGTTGGTTACGCAATGCAGGTGCCTTGTGTGAGCGTTTGGTGAAAGCGGGCAAAAATGATGAAGGTGATCTTGTTGCCGTCATCGCAGGTAAACAATACATACTTGAACTCAAGAATCGCAAAACAATAAGTTTGCCTGAGTTTTGGCGTGAAGCCGAAGTTGAGGCAGAGAACTACGCAAAGGCACGCGGTTTGATTGATGTGCCTCTTCATTACATCATTCTCAAGCGCCGCAATAGTGGCATTGAGAAATCTTGGGTAATCCAAGACCTCACACAATGGTTGGCGGAAAAACAATGAATTCATTTGATTTCTTTGTTGACCTGCCACGATTTGACCAAGCAAAATGTGCCGAGATTGAGGACAAAGATTTATTTTTTCCCGATGGTCGAAGGCAAGAGGTAGAACTACTACCACAACTGAAGGCGATATGCTCAAGTTGTATTCACGAAAAGGAGTGTTTGGAGTACGCACTAGAAAAACAGATTTCTTTTGGCATTTGGGGCGGTTTAACACCCCCTGAAAGAGATGCAAGAGCAGATGGCAAAGGTGTTGCGTTCAAAGGAACGGCATTAGCAATTGTTCGATTGCATAAAAAACGGAAATCTGTTAACGAAATTGCAAATCAACTTAATACTTCCACGGGCTATGTCCGAAAAGTGTTATACAGGTTGGCTGCAACTGAACAAGGAGCTAAACCATTACACCAACAGATACAAAACTCATCAAAAGGCTTGCGATCATTGTGATTGTAAGCATCGGAACATCTCTAGTGGTGCAGGCAATATCTGCGCCATCTGCAATACCTGAAGTGGTCATCTACAAAGAGCGACCACACTTAATGCAGGTCAACGCTAAGGAAGTTGCCCGCGAGTTGCTCACAAAGAAAGAGTTCAAGTGTTTCAACTTGCTAATGAGCAAAGAGAGCGCTTGGCAAGATAAGAAAAATCCAACAAGTTCAGCGCAAGGAATTGGACAATTGTTGGATGGGACTTATCGCAACCTTGGGATGAAACGCAGTAAATCTACTGTGGCTCAAACTGTGGCTGCATTGGCCTACATTGGCCGAAAGTATGGTTCTTCGGGTCCTTGCGGAGCGTGGAACTTTTTCAAACGCAATAACTATTACTAATGGGGGTTAGTCAATGAGCGTACAAATAGAAACAGGCGTGGTTGATTTTGATGCCAACACCGCCGCTTGGCTTGAGCAATATAAAACTGCTCTCGCAAAGATTAAGGAATGGCAAGAGGTTGCTGATGTTGCTCGATCTCATATTGAGTCAGCCTTAGGCGATGCAGAAACAGGGCTATATAAAAACAGCCCTGTGGTCAGATGGTCATTTGTAGAATCACGCCGTTTTGATACAAAACGCGCAAGGGAAATTTTACCTGCACAAGTAATTGAGGCACTTGAAGTAGTCTCTACATCACGCAGGTTTACAATCTTGGGAGATAACTAACAAATGACTTTCGCAGCCTTAAACACACCAAGCAAAGAGTTGGCCAATGAACTTGCAAATATCATAACGCAGGCATCACGTTGGAGTCCACGATCACAACAGGTTTACATTGGCCCAAGTGAAGTAGGCCAAGAATGCGTGCGCCGGTTGGCTTACAAATTGCTTGATTGGCCAAAGGCTAATGAGTCGGGTGGCGGTAGTTGGCCCGCAAATGTCGGCACCGCCATCCACTCTTTTCTTGAAAACATTTTTAGCCAACACTCAGATAGATATGAAACCGAGCAAAAGGTAACCATTCGCCCAAGTCTTTCAGGCACCATTGACCTATTCGATAAAGAAAAAGGTTATGTGCTTGATTGGAAAACAACATCACCTGCAGGCGTAAAGGCTAGGCGCAGCGAAGGTGCCAACGCTCAACAGATTACTCAGGTGCAGTTGTATGGCTACGGTAAAGCCCAACAGGGCGTTCAGGTCAATAAGGTCGGGCTGATCTTTTTACCTACAGGTGGACAAATAGATGATATGCACATTGAATTATTTGATTATGATGAAAGCGCAGCAATTGCAGCTTTGGCACGATTGGATTCTGTGTACGAACTATTGTCAACAATAGATGTTGAGGAAAATCCCGCAATGTGGGAGTTAATACCTGCAACACCATCACGCCTTTGTATGTACTGCCCATACTATCGGCCATATAGCACCGATCTGACCGTTGCCTGCAATGGTGAAACGGGTGCTAATGTGTAACCGTGAAGGGTGCGATTGTCAGCCTTGGAAAACAATCAACGATATAAAAAAAGAATTGGTGGAGAACGAACTGCCAAAAGAGTTAGATAACAACTAACAACAAACCCAAGCAACACCAAGACAAAAGAAACGGGGGAAAGCCAAATGGCTTTTTCGGCTCCATCAAATGCAAGTTCAGATTCAATCAAGGTTGCCGATCTTAACGGTCACCTGCTCATTGTTAGCCCACTCTCATTTAAGGCTGACATTCAAACGGTCAACGGCCCTGCCGATGCAATCGAGGTTAATCTTATTGACCTTGACACCAATGAAGAACACAACTCAGTGTTGTGGTTCAATGTTGCACTTAAGAACGCGTTGAAGCCTTTGATAGGTCAAAAGGTTTTAGGGCGTATCGGTCAGGGTATTGCAAAGCCTGGCAAAAACGCACCTTGGATTTTATTAGATGCGACCGCTGATGCTGAGGCAGTTGCCAAAGCCAACGCTTACCTTGCAGCACCACAAGTGGCGGCGGTGGCTGCGCCTGTTGCAACCGCGAGCATCAATGATGCTGCGGTGCAGGCTCTACTTGCTCAACTTGGAGCAAAAACAATTCAATAAATTCTTGGTGGCTTGATTCCTTTCGACACCGAGAACGGCGCTGTAATGGTTTACCTACGGGGCAACAAGTAATTGTTGAGTTGGGTTCGATTCCCAAAGCGCTACGCAAGACAAGCAACAACCTGAACGGGGGAGAATAAATGAAACTAATAAACGCAGACTGCATTGAGGCTATGGGCAAGGGTCTTAGGTTTTTCAATATAATAGCAGCGCAATTTAAGGGTAACGGTTGGGGAAGCAAGTGAGTTATGATTTGGTAGTATCAATTTATGCGGTGATGGTGTAATGGCAACACAACTAGCGTTCCAGTTAGTAGATAGCGGTTCGATTCCGACTTCATCGCTCCAATTTGCTAAAATCAGTTACAAAGAGGCTTACAATCTTGTTTCTCAATATCATTATTTAGAGGATAAGCGTTTTATTGGGCAGTATTGTTTTGGTATTATTGAGAACTTTCAAATAATCGGCGCCGTTGTGTATGCACCCTTGTCGGTTCCCAATTCTGCACAAAGCGCTTTTGGGTTACCTAGAGGCAATTACAAAGATTTGCTTGAGATGTCGCGCCTTGTGTTAAAGCCTGAACTTAATGGTAAAAACTACGGTTCGCAGCTTATAGGCTACTCTTTGCGCTCTTTAAAAAAGTTAAAGATTCGCGCTGTAATTAGTTACGCCGATTCAAGCCGACATATTGGAGCAATCTACCAAGCCTGCAACTTTGGTTATTATGGCCTGACACCGCAAAAGAATGACTTTTTTTTTGCAGATGGCCGCAAATTAACCCGTGGCAAGTCAAAAGGCTTTGAAGGTAAATGGGTGCCACGCTCACGCAAGCACCGCTATGTTTACCTTTTTGATAAAACGCTACCAATTGTGTGGCCGCAAGAGCATTATCTAAAACGGGGGGGAGAATAAATGAGCGATTTGAAAGAATTACAGGAACTAAGAGAGAAAATTGCAATTGAAGTTGAAACGGGTATTGATTGGCTTGATTATCAAACTTTGAATGATCTAGCAGAATTCATTAGAGGCAATGCGATTGGTACAAAATGACAATGCAACTTCTTTTTGATGCAATTCCTACTTCATCGCTCCAATTTCAGGTGCAAAAAATAGAATCTAAAATTGGGAAAGAGTTTATTAAAAAACATCATTACTCTCACGGTGTTCACAATGGGCCAATGTGCTACGGCTTATTTGACAAATATGAACTTGTTGGTGTTTGCGCTTTTGCAACACCTTGCAGCGAGGCTGTATGTGCAAGTGTATTTGGTGTTGAATATAAGCGTTCGGTCACAGAATTGCACAGGCTTGTTTTATTGGATGAAATACCAAAAAACAGTGAATCATTTTTTATCACAAGAGCATTGAAACAATTAAAAAAAGATAGACCAAATTACAATGCTGTTTTATCTTTTGCAGATGCCACACAAGGACACATTGGAGTTATTTATCAAGCAACAAATGCAATATATTCAGGCACTTCAGGCAAGGCAACATTTTATTTAGATCAAGAGGGAAGATTGAGACATCCTAGGCAAAACGGTGTTAATATAACAAAAGATGAAGCGTTTGCCCGTGGTTGGAAGCCTGTCAAACGTGAAGGTAAACACCGTTATTTGTATCTTTTAGGTAATAACAAAAAGCACAAAAAGCAATTAGAAAAGATGTTATTACTTTCATCTTTGCCATATCCAAAACAGGGGGTTTTCTGTGAATAACATATTGCAAACTCAAGGCGGTATCGAAGCACTCAACCGGGCAATCCGCAAACTAAGCGAGGTGAGGGAATGAGGGGTGCAGTCATTAATTTAACCTATCAAGAAGCAATAGATTTTCTACTCCCTAGACACTATTCAGGTAGAAAGCCACCGATTTCTTGGGCTTTTGGTTGGGTAATAGATGAAGAATTAAAGGCAGTAGTGACTTATGGTAAACCCGTTAACAGTTCTTTGTGTGATGGGATTTGTGGTAAAGAAAACTCAAAAAATGTTTACGAACTCAATCGCTTATGCCGAGAAGATGATTTGACGGAGCCATTATCTAGTTTTATAGCCGCTACACTTCGTAGATTATCTTGGGACAAAGATTTGATAGTCGTTTCTTACGCCGACTCGGGTGCCAACCACAATGGCTACATCTATCAGGCAACCAATTTTCTTTATACAGGCAAAACAAAAGAGCGTTTAGAGTTTCATAATCCAGGTGGGCACTCAAGACACGGAAATAAAGAATCAGACCTAAGGCAGATCCGTACTGCAAAACATCGCTATGTTTACTTTGCTACTCGTAACAAGAAACTCAAGAAAAAGTGGAATCTTGCGCTAAATTATACAGTATGTGATTACCCAAAAGAAGAAAGTCTAAATTATAAATTAGGAACCTACTTAAAACCAACCGTTGTGCATTATCCAGCATTAAGTGAGGTGGGGGAATGAGTAACGAAATCCTAACCACCGCCCTACGCTTTGCATCGGCGGGAATCGTTGCGGTGCCTGTTGCCAACGATGGCAGCAAGCGCCCCGGGTTGAGTTCTTGGAAGGAATATCAAACTAAGCATCCAACACCGCAAGAGTTGCTGAATTGGTTTAAGCCTGATTCTGAAGGTGTTGGTGTCATTTGCGGTGCCATCTCAGGCAATTTAGAGATGCTTGAGTTAGAGGGGCGAGCAGTTAGCGCCAAAATGCACCTAGAGATTGCAGAGATCGCAAACGCATCTGGACTTGGCGATTTATGGGAACGATTAAACGCCGGTTATGTTGAGATAACACCTTCAGGCGGGCTGCATTGGTTGTATCGCCTTGATGCACCCGTTCCTGGCAACACCAAACTTGCCCGTAAGCCAGGGGAAAATGGCACCGTAGATGTATTTGCCGAAACACGCGGCGAAGGTGGATTTGTTATCACTGCGCCATCACAAGGTGCAATACACCCGTCAGGCGGTTCGTGGGAGTTATTGCGCGGTGCCATTGAGACTATTCCAACGCTAACAATGCAAGAACGCGATGCGCTGCACACCATATTTGCAATGTTTGATGAGATGCCCAAGGCTGATGCAATCACTTATGATGTAGCACAAAAAACAGATGGTGCTACTTCTCCAGGTAATGATTTCAACGCCAAAACAACTTGGGCAGAATTATTACAACCGTTGGGTTGGAAAATTGCCTACCAAGCACAAGAGAAAACAACTTGGACCAGACCAGGTAAAGACTTTGGTGTTTCAGCAACAACTAACTATCAAAACACCGACAAATTGCGCGTGTTTTCAACATCAACCATATTTGATGCAGAGCGCTCATATGATAAATTTGGGGCTTTTACACAAATAAATCACGGTGGGGATTTTCGAGCTGCTGCCCTAGATTTACGCGCCCAAGGTTACGGGCAACAGGGTTTAACTTCTTTTGATTTAAGCAATAATCTAATGCCCGCAAATACTCTGCAAGCACTAATGCGACCCACACAAGGCGATCTAAGCGATGATGAATCATCCTGGAAGCCGATAGAGTTGCAAGATTACTTTGATGGTTTATTCGCAACACCAACTGCCACCATTCTAAAAAGAACAGATGGCAACGGGCTTATCTATCAAGGGCGAGTTCACTCTATCTACGGCGAATCCGAATCAGGCAAATCTTGGGTAGCACAAATTGCATCTGCCGAAATGCTCAAGAGTGATAAAAAGGTTATCTATATTGATTTTGAATCAGATGCCATCGATATTGTTAACCGCCTCAAGGCGCTAGGTGTATCCCGCGCCAACCTGTTGCAATACTTTACCTATATCAGACCAGATGGCCCGCGTGATGTGGATGATGAATACTGGCAAAATATCCTAAAACCAGATTCAGCCACCTTAATCATCATTGATGGTGTTACTGAATCATTAACAATGTGGGGTGGCGAGACTAAAGATAACGATGCCATTACCCGTTGGATGCGAATCTTCCCACGAACAGTTGCAACCGCCTCTGGCGCTGCCGTTGTGCTTATTGATCACATAACCAAAAATGCTGAGACACGGGGGCGATTTGCCATCGGCGGGCAAGCAAAGTTGGCAACCATTGATGGCGCCGCCTACCTTGTGGAGCCGCTTGAGGCTTTAGCACCTGGAAGGGTTGGAACGCTCACAATGCGTGTAACCAAAGATCGCCCTGGGTTTATCCGCAAGATTTCTGGAATGTGGCGCAAATCAGATAGAACGCAAGAGGCGGCTATATTCACCATTGATTCGACCAATGCACAGATGCAATATGTGATCGGGGTGCCGTTGGCAGAGGATGAATATGAAGCAAATAAAGAGTTGAAGAAGTTAAAAGATGTTGCTGAGTTTATCCACAATCACCCTGGTTCTAACCGCCGAATTGTGCAAGATGGCATCAGCGGTTCAAAAGAGGTGGTCGGCGAGCGAATCGCTGACTTACTCGCTGGCGGTTGGATTGAGAATAAAGGAAACGAACGGTCATTTATTTTGTATATAACTGATGCTGGGAAAGAACATTTTGAGTTAATTGATGCCATTGTTACCCAGTTAAAGGTGAAGTAAATGGTAGTCGTTCCGTTCCTTTTGTGTTCCTTTTTGAAAAAGGGAACACAGGCAGAATTGAGCGTGATCGGTGTTCGTTCCGTTCCGTATGTGTACACATACGGAATAAGGAACACCATCATTATCGGTACAGGAACGACTCCTTGACCTTCCTCGATTTCAAGCCAATAGATTGCCGCAAGTGTGGCAATCTTGTTTGGGATGGGGTGTCAGCATCTAGCCGCTGCCCCGTCAAACTTGATGTGAAGCCTCTCGATATTGTGGGCGAAATCGTAAAGTTATCCACAGGCATCCACACTTATCAAATCCACAAAAGCATTGCATCCTTTCGGGCCACGATGAGGACCGCACACACGATGAAGGCTAAAGACCCCATCGTGTTGGGCACTCACAGGTGTTTCACATTAACAGTCTTTGCCGAGCAACCGCCCGATTATTGGCCACAACCAACCAAACCCACTAAATACGATGAGGTGCCATTTTGAACTGCGCAATCTGTAACAAGACAAAGACCGATGACCTCACCTGTCGCAAGTGCCGACGGGATGTGACCTTTTGGCTAAGCGAGATTCCCGCCCTGCAACGTGAGTCAAATGACTTCATCACCCCCGGGCGATCAGGGGCAGGGGCAGTCAGCGCCGAGCGATCAATTGGGGTAAATGTAAATGCACTTGATTACTCAATGGCAATTGAGTTGTTAGGCATCTTGCACAGTTGGGAGTCAGAGATTCGCAGCGCTAGGCAACTGACACCGCCTGCCTTGTTAGATAAGCAAAAGAGCACAGAGTTAGAGGTTGAGGTTGCCTGCACATTTCAGATGGCACATATTGATTGGACACTAAGCCAAGAGTGGGCCAATGATTTCTTTGGCGAGATCAAAGAGCAACACTCCAAAGGGATGGCTGCTGCGAAGCGATTTGTGGAACAGCCGCGCCGCATCCCCTGTCCTACCGATGACTGCGGAAAGCATATTGTTATTGATGCCCAAAACCTTATGGCAGATGTAACGTGTTTTGGCTGTCGGCAGTCTTGGACAGTGCTGCGATTAGTAGCACTGGCAATGAGCAATCCCGACCGTAAGTTCTTTCTTGATATTGAGGCCATTAGTCTTTGGCTTGGCATTAGCCAACGTCAGGTGTACAAGATCATCAAGGCCGGCAATATCGAACGCAAAGGTGAGTTGTACAATCTTGCAGGCATTGTCGCATTAAGACAGAACTTGACAGAATAGTTCATTGTTTTGGTGTACACTTCCTGTTAACAGGTATTACTATCTCAAGACACAGCCCCAACCAATTGGTTTGGGGCTTCACTTATTTATGGGAATGATATGGATACCGAAACAATCAAACAAATAGATGAGGCATTATTTCACGCCTACATCACACGCACTCAATCAATAGATAGCAAAAAGCATCTCATTGATAAATTCATTGATGATCTATTAGACAGTCGATTGGAGTTAACGAAATGATTAACATATCAGTTAGCATCGGCGAGGTCACAACAGATATTATGACAGATCAGCAAATGTCATTTGATGGCATTGAAACGCTACTCAATCGCGCAACCACCTCAACCATTGAAGCTTACAACAGATACTTTGTATCTACTGAGGAATTTGAAAAGTTGACCGAAGATGAGTCAGAGTAAAGTCTGCAATAAGTGTGACAATGAAAAAGAATTGGCTGAGTTTTCTCACTGTAAATATAACGCAGATGGTCGGCGCACTACTTGTAATGGTTGTCGTAACACCCATCGGGCTGCTACACGCAAGTTTGAAAAAGATTATGAACAGTTACTTGCAGATCAAGACGGTTGTTGTGCGATATGTGGAACAACGGAGCAAGAGAACAAACAGAGATTATCAATAGATCATAATCACATCACCTTTCAGTTCCGCGCGTTGTTGTGTAGGCACTGCAATCGTGGCCTTGGTGCATTCAAAGATGATGTTGTGTTGTTAGCAATTGCAATAAAGTATCTGCAACGATGGGGCTAATGATGCTACCTAGACCCTGTGCAGGATGTGGTGTAGTAGTTCGTGCTTCTCGATGTGCAGAATGTAAGCGAGTGTTGGACAGGGGCAGGCCATCACGCACGCAACGTGGTTATGATTACCAATGGCGCAAGTTAAGTAAACACATTAGAGAACAGCAACCTTATTGTTCTATTGCAGGTTGCAACAATAAAGATTTAACAGTTGATCACATCACACCCCTAGCCGAAGCGCCGCATCTGCGCCTTGAGATTACAAACCTGCGGGTGCTATGCCGATCACACAATTCACAAAAGGGCAATAGATAGCCCCCGGTGGCAATTCCCCGTACCCCTATAAAGTACGCTCACATTTTACGATATACACCCCGCTATCC